TCCAAGTTTTAAAACGACCGCCAATAAACTTGAATAACTCACGACGAACACCTGAAAATCCTACTTTGTCGGACATTATAGCCGAATATATTTCCGCTCCATTCGGTTGAGTTTTCCATTTTTTTTCGTCCCATAATACCTTAGTAATCGTCAAGTCAACCTCAGTATCACCGATTTTCTGTTTGCCGAATTTGGACATATGTTCATCTTTATTTGCCCATTCAACCGCTAACAATTTAGTTACATCATTATAAAATGACACACTTTCCTTGCTACCCTTAGAATGCTTATGCAAAGTCTTTTCGTGCCATTTCGGCATTAAAGTATTTAGCTTTCTTACTGCACTTGTAACACTCATAGCAATTTCTTGCTGTTTATTTTCCGCCGATAATATATCGGATATTGCTTTTCTTACTGTACTCATAGTATTTTCCTATTGTTGTCGTCGTCATCTCACGACGAAGTTTTAGTTGTGTACATCATATATAAGTATGTACGGTTTATGGTTGTATAATGTTGCTAACCATATCCCCTATTATACGCTTATAGTTGTATATGTAAAGTTTTAAATACATTTAGTTGTAAGTTATTGATTTTATTAAGAAATTCCCGTCGTAAATTGACGACGATATCTTAAAAAACTGGTTATTTTGAGCCCACCCAGACCCAACCCAGCAAAATTTTTTTGTCCGCACACAGTCTCTACTACACTGAAATGGACATAAATAATAGGCAAAATATGTAAAGCCAAAGACCTACCCTCGTTATATGTAAAGTAGCCCCCTTATGAATTAAAAAGGCAAATCAAAAAAATTTTCTGCAAAATTTTCAAAAACCAAGGTATACTGGTTGAAGCCATAAAGCATGGGAAAAAAGCTTACCTAAGTTTCAACACAGGAGGCAACATGTATTTGATTGCAAAGATAATGGCAGCCCACCCACACCGTAAGATTAACGGACAGTATAGAAGGTTATACTATCGTGGAGTGATGCCACATAAACTATAGACAAAAAAATCCCTAACACCAGGCTAGGGAAAAGGTAATGACGACAACTCGAGGATGAGTTTTATTTAGGAGTCATTACATAGGGGTTATTCTATAATCTCCAGTTCGTACATTTCTACTATACAAGATTTTAGTATTAAGTCCAGCCCACCCCAGCCGCCATCGGAAGTGTAGGTGTTGCATAATTTTACGCACTCTTTATCTTGATGCAGTAGGTAGCCAATACTGTAGGCTAGTATATGTTTTTCTTTGGTTATCTCTTCTACACTTTGCCAAGAAGCATTCCCTGTGTGGTCTTTCCAGACTACAATAAATAAAGGGTAATTTGGTTTATTCGTTTTCATCTTCTACGACAACCAGATGAGGCTTAGACTCAGGCTCAGGCTCAGGTTTGTCTACAACATCTCCTGCTAATATACGCTTTATCATACTTATATTTTTTAGTATATCTTTAGGGTGTACTTCAATGTGAGTTATGTTGTTTATATCAGTGTGAATAATTTGTGCTTCTGGTTCAGCTAAGAGTCCTTTGATGTATAAATTATAATATGCATTCTCAAATTTTTTCTTAGTATCATAAGATAAGCCTAAGTAATAGTAGATAAACTTATGCTCGTCTTCTTGGGTCTCTATATCAAATAAATCTAAATATAGAACACCTTCTTTATTTATGTCCATTCTCATAATAAATCCTCATAGTATTTTGTTGTCAACACTTATATTATATATTATACTCGCAGTAAGTAAAGTAAGCTGCAATTAATGTACATAGGTGTAAACAGCGACACATGCAAGATAATTCTGAACATCCAGTTATTATACCTCATATTGAAGACAATATTGAATTGCCTAAGAATGCCCGTGAGGCCTTACCCGACATGTCTCCCGAACAAGAACTCAGTATGAGGTCTAATACCGTTAAGCTTATATCAGACTTAGCGGGTGAAACGATAGAACCCTCACAAGATAATATGGAAGAAGCAGAAGAAGTTGCTAAACAAATGATGGTAAACCCTGAGTTAAAACCAGATTTTGGTACTTACCCTAATGAAACGATAGCCTATCTTGCTGGTATGGTGGCACAAACTAGCCACATGGTAGCTAAAGACCTAGCGGATATAAAGCTTACTGTACTAAATGGTCTACTACAAGAAGCAACTCTAGCAAAATCATCACGAGAACGTATTGCCGCATTCAAGGCTGTAGGTGAAATAGACGGAGTTGACGCATTTAAAAGAAAAACTGAGGTAACTCACATAACTAAGTCAGGTGATGAGCTAGAGAAAGAACTATTAGCTACTATTAATGAACTAAAAGGCAAAGTTATTCACACTAAAGAAGTGGTTGAAGTAGAAGACATTGAGGTAGATGATGATTAGCCCTAAAGATTTAGAGTTATTAGAACAAGCACTCCCTCAGATGAGCGAAACAGAGAGACAACGCAACTTAAAATTACTATTAGACTACAAAAAAGAGCTTGTTAAAGAAGCTGGTGGTAAAACTTTTTTAGAATTTATTAAACACGTCTATCCAGACTACAAAGTAGGAGCACATCATGCAAAACTTGCTAAATTATTTGAAGAAATCGCTGAAGGAAAGCGTAAAAGGGTTATTGTTAATATTGCACCTCGTCATGGGAAGAGTGAGCTTATATCTTATCTCGCTCCTGCGTGGTTTTTGGGAAGACACCCTGCAAAAAAGGTCATCATGGCTTCGCACACTGCAGATTTGGCTGTCAACTTTGGTCGTAGAGTTCGAAATTTGGTTGGTTCGGACTCGTACAAAGATATATTCCCAGATGTCTCGCTACAAGCAGACTCTAAGTCAGCGTCCCGTTGGGGTACGAACTTTAATGGCGAGTATTTTGCTATTGGTGTTGGTGGTGCCTTGGCTGGTCGTGGGGCCGACCTATTCATTATTGACGACCCTCACTCGGAGCAAGACGCTAAGTTAGGAAAGTCTGATGTTTTTCTCCCAGCTTGGGAATGGTTTCAATCTGGACCCCTACAACGTCTAATGCCAGGTGGTGCTATCATTGTAGTGATGACTCGATGGTCTAAATTAGACTTGACAGGGCAAATTGTTAACCAAATGATTAAGAATGATGAAGTAGACAACTGGGAAGTAGTAGAGTTTCCAGCAATATTAGAAGAGAAAGGAAAAGAAGTAGCTTTATGGCCTGAGTTCTGGCCAGTAGAAGAACTACAGTCTAGAAGAGCAGCCTTAGACATAAGATATTGGAACGCTCAGTACATGCAGAACCCGACTTCAGAAGAAGGGGCACTTATTAAGAGAGAATGGTGGAATATATGGGAAAAAGAAAACCCACCCAGCTGTGAATTTATTATAATGACGCTTGATGCTGCTCAAGAAGCTAATAACCGTGCTGACTACAACGCCCTAACTACATGGGGTGTATTTATGAACGAAGAAACAAACAATTATAATATAATATTATTAGATGCTATTAAAAGAAGGTTAGAGTTCCCAGAACTTAAAGAGTTGTGTCTTGAAGAGTATAAAGCATGGGAACCAGACTCATTTGTAGTGGAAAAAAAGTCAAACGGGGCTGCACTTTACCAAGAGTTTAGACGTATGGGTATTCCTGTAGGAGAGTTTACACCAGGCAAAGGACAGGATAAAATTAGCAGAGTAAATGCAGTATCTGATTTATTTAATTCAGGCATAGTATGGGCACCAGACAGAAGGTGGGCACATGAAGTGATTGAAGAGTGTAATGATTTTCCTGCAGGTGCAAATGACGACTTAGTGGATGCGACAACCCTTGCACTAATGCGGTTTAGACAAGGTGGATTTATTAGGTTGCCAAGTGACGAAGAAGATGATATACCAAGTTTTAAAAGGTATAATCATAAACGTCTATATGTTATTTAACAACGGAGATAATTATGTTATATCAATTTATAAGAGAGAAAATTAAATGGTTAAAAAAACTACACAGTCAATACAATTTAATAATAAATATTGTGCTGGTTATATTAGTACTCATCTGTATTTTTTAGGAAAAAATTATGGCACAAGATAATAATGTTGATAAGGGTCTATACGAAGCTCCAAAAGGTATGGAAGAATTGGCTCAGAATGAGTCTGAACTAGAAATAGAAATAGTAGACCCTGATGAAGTCAACATTAGTGTTGATGGCATGGAAATAAACATTGACCCTGACCGTATGGAAGATGATGAATTTAATCTTAACCTTGCGGAAGAAATGGAAGATGATTTACTTAATGAACTAGCAGATGATTTAATAGAAGATTATTCAGGTGATGTAAATTCAAGAAAAGATTGGCTAGACACTTATGTTGATGGGCTAGACCTTTTAGGTTTAAAACTAGAAGACAGAAGTGAACCGTGGGAAGGAGCATGTAATGTCTACCACCCACTACTAACAGAAACTCTTGTCAAGTTCCAAGCAGAAACTATGACAGAAACATTCCCAGCTTCAGGTCCAGTAAAGACACAAATCATTGGTAAAGAAACTGATGAATGTAAAGATGCAGCGGCTCGTGTACAAGAGAACATGAACTATCAGTTGACTGAAAAGATGACTGAGTACAGACCAGAACACGAAAGAATGTTATGGGGTTTAGGTCTTGCAGGTAATGCATTTAAGAAAGTCTATTATGACCCTAACTTAGAACGTCAAGTGTCTATGTATATTCCTGCAGAAGATATAGTTGTACCTTACGGTGCATCTGATTTAGAAAGTGCAGAAAGAGTTACTCATGTAATGCGTAAGACACAAAATGAGTTACGTAAATTACAAGTAGCAGGATTTTATAAAGATGTAGATTTAGGTGAACCAACTTATGACTTAGATGATGTAGAGAAAAAGATAGCCGAGAAGATGGGCTTTAGTGCTACAACTGATAGTCGTTGGAAAATATTAGAGATGCATGTTGACCTTGACTTAGAAGGTTACGAAGATGAACAAGATGGAGAGAAAACAGGAATAGCATTACCTTATGTAGTAACTATAGAAAAATCTACTAACACAGTTTTAGCTATTAGACGTAACTGGAGTCAAGATGATAAGACTAGACAAAAACGTCAACACTTTGTGCATTATGGTTATGTCCCTGGTTTTGGTTTTTATCACTTTGGTTTAATACATCTAATAGGTGCGTTTGCTAAATCAGGTACTATGATATTAAGACAACTTGTAGATGCAGGTACACTATCTAATTTACCAGGCGGGTTTAAGTCTAGAGGTTTACGTATCAAAGGTGATGAAACACCTATATCTCCAGCTGAGTTTAGAGATGTAGATGTACCATCAGGTAGTATTAGAGATAATATATTACCGCTCCCTTATAAAGAACCAAGTCAAGTTCTTAATCAACTAATGAATCAAATTATTGATGAGGGTAGAAGATTTGCTAGTGCAGCTGATTTAAAAGTTTCTGACATGTCAGCTAATGCTCCTGTAGGAACAACACTTGCTATCTTAGAAAGAACACTAAAAGTTATGTCTGCAGTCCAAGCTCGTATTCATCATTCAATGCGACAAGAACTAAGATTACTTAAGGGTATTATTAGAGATTTTACTCCAGAGGATTATGCATATACTCCTGAGACAGGTTCAAGAGAAGCTAAACAAAGTGATTATGATAAGGTAGAAGTCATACCTGTTAGTGACCCTAATGCTGCAACTATGTCACAAAAAGTAGTTCAGTACCAAGCGGTTATGCAGTTAGCACAACAGAACCCAGACATCTACGACATGGTAGAACTTAATCGTCAGATGTTAGATGTACTTGGTGTTAAGAACGCAGAAAAATTAATACCACAAAAAGATAATATGAAACCTATGGACCCTGTTACAGAGAACATGAATATTATTAATAGTAAACCTGTCAAGGCATTTATTTATCAAGACCACGAGGCACATATTAAAACTCATTTAGCATTTATTAACGACCCTAAAGTTAGAGAGCTTATAGGACAAAGTCCAAACGCTAATAAAGTTTTTGCAGCTATGGAAGCACATATTGCAGAACATATTGCCTTTGCATATAGAAATAAAATTGAAGAAGAGCTTGGAGCTCCTCTACCACCTCCAGGTGAACCATTACCTGAAGATGTGGAAGTTGAACTATCTAGACTTGTTGCTAAATCAGCTGACCAGCTATTACAAAAAAATACTGCAGAAGCTAAACAAGAACAGATTGCTCAACAACAGCAAGACCCACTAATACAGATGCAACAACAAGAGCTTCAAATTAAACAAATGGAAGCTCAAGCAAAAGCTAAGAAAATGACCGATGATGCTACTCTTGATGTAGCAAGACTTCAGTTAGAAAAAGATAAACTAGAGTCACAAGAAAGAATCGCTGGTGCCAAGATTGGTGCTGACGCAGTCAATCATCAAAAAGATTTGGATGCAAAAGAATTTATGGAAGGCACTAAATTAGGTGCGGAAGCCGTAAAGCAACAGAAGGAACGTAATAATACGCAAACTTAAAAACAGGAGAGAATGATGGACGAAACGTTAAAAGTTCTCGCTAGTCAATTAGGCGAGGAAGAGCAACGCATGAAAGATGATATGGCACAAGGTAGAGCTGAAGAGTACGCACAATATATGCACGCATGTGGTGTTATCAGAGGCTTTCAAGTAGCTCAAGGTCTTATTGCTTCTATGATGAGAAATATGGAGGAAGATGATGAGTGAAATACAAACGCCAGTTAAAGAAATAGTATCAGCATCAGGTGCACCAATAAGTCCACCACAAACAGATGTTGAAGATACTAAACCCGCACAATTACCTGATGTTAAAGGCTATCGCATATTATGTGCAGTTCCTCAGGTAGAAGATTCTTACAAAAGTGGGATACTCAAATCTGATAAAACAAAAAACATTGAAGAACATTCAACAGTTGTTTTATTTGTGATGAAATTAGGAGAC